TGGCCAAGGCGCTGGGCTACAGCGTGCAGTCGATCCGTGCCTGGGAGGCCCAGGGTCTGTTGGCCCGCACCCCCTACCGGTCACCCCGTACTGCGGCCCCGGTCGCAGCGGGCCGGTCCAACAAGGGCAAGAGGCTCTGGACAAGGGAGCAGGTGCTGGGTATCATCCGCCTAGCGAAGAAGCACCGGGTGATCTTTCCCAACCGCAAGGGAGTGAAGCATCCCCCGACGCCAGCCTTCGCCGCCGAGGTTGGAGAGTTCTTCAACAGCCTCACCCAATAACACACTGCACACTGCGCCTGAACACTGCGAGGAAGACATGCCACCATCGAAGAAGCCTGCCCGCCGTCTGCCGCCGACCCCGGTCGAAGACGATGACGACGAGGTTGCTGCGCCCAACGTCGAAGACGATCCCCGTGTTCAGAAGGCACGCCAGCGTCTCCGTGAGGCCCAGCCCGTCGAAGATGACGACGACGAAGACGAAGACGAAGCTCCTGCTCCGAAGTCCAGCGCCAAGGGGGTGACCGGCGACGAGTCGGAGATGATCAAGGGCGGCTGGTCCGAGGGCGACAAGCAGATGGCCTCGACCTCCAGCTACGCCCAGTCGTTGAAGCTGGAAGAGAAGGCCCAGGTCATCAAGTTCCTGGACGACACCCCGTACGCCAACTTCCGCCGTCACTGGGTGGAGCGCACCACCAAGGAAGGCAAGAGCCTCCGTGCGTACGGCTGCCCCAAGACAGTGGGCAAGGAGTGCCCGCTGTGCGACGCCGGGGATCGTGCCCAGGCGGTGGCGGCGTTCAACATCGCCATCGTGGGTGACGACGACAACCTGATCCTCAAGTCGTGGGACGTGGGGCCACGTCTGTTCGCCGTGTTGAAGGGCTACGCCAACGACCCCAAGATCGGGCCGCTGACCAAGGGCTTCTTCCTGGCATCGAAGACCGGCAAGCGTGGCACCGTCCAGCACAACGTCTCACCGGTCAGCCGCACCGCCCTGGAAGAGGACTACGACATCGCGCCTCCCTCCAAGGAGGCGCTCGACAAGTTGGCCAAGGACAAGTACACCCCGGCCATCGTGGAGATCGCCAAGACCAAGGATCTCCGTGAGTTGGCCGAAGAGATGGCCGACGAGTACGAATAGGCAATGGTCCGTCCGCATGTACTGCTTGACCTAGGTGAGGTTCGGCGGGCGGTCAAAGACCTGCGTGGCGAGCGTGAGTTCGTCATCGATGTTGAGACAACGAAGCAGACCGCCAGGGCCAACACACTACGGTGGGTTGGCCTTGGTGCTGCTGGTCGCAACTTCCTGATACCGGTCGGCCACCCCAAGGGTGTGATGATCGCACCCCAGCGGCCCACCAAGACACCGGCCTACCTGCTCTATCCCAACGACCCCCGTGGGCAGACCAAGTTGGGCAAGCCGTCGCAGCGGATGGTGCCGCACACGCTTCCTGCTGAGTACGACGCCCCGCCGAAACAGTTGTATCCCCACGAAGTGTGCGAGGTCATCGAACCCCTGCTGTTCAGCGACCGGGCCAAGATCGGGCACAACCTCAAGTTCGACCTTCTCAGCCTAGCGAAATGGTATGACCACGCCGTTCCACCAGGCCCGTACCACGACACGATCATCATCCGGCACGTGCTGGACGAAGACCTCGGCCAGTACGGGTTGAAGCACCTGACCTGCGAGTGGTTCAGCATCCCGTGGAAGAGGCGGGCCAAGTTCTACCCGGAGCTTGGTGAGAAGGGGATCGAAAACTTCGGGCTGGACGTGATCGCCCGATACCTGGCTAAGGATCTCCGATACTGCTGGATGATGAAGCAAGCCTTCTGGCCCCTGTTGGCCAAGCGAGGCGTGCTCGACACCTACGAGTTTGAGATGTCGATGTACCCGGTGATCATGTCGATGGAGTACGCCGGGTTCCCTGTTGACACATCAAACATGGACGTGGTCCGTCAGGCGCTGATCGCTCAACAGCAGAAGATCCAGGAAGAGGCGTGGTCCAGAGCCGGGGACAAGTTCCCCCTCTCCAACACCGATGCCAAGCGATGGATCATGTTCGGGGAGGGCAAGCGCGAGCACGGCTCGACCAAGCGCCCGCTCAAGTCGGAGAACCTCAAGGTGATCACTCGGACCAAGGAGGGCGGGCTTCCCCAGGTGACGCAGACGGTGCTGGAGAGTTACGCCGACCGGGGCAACCGCATGGCGCAGTTGTTCCTTGAATGGTCGATCAGTGAGAAGCTGCGGGGCACCTTCATCGAAGGGTTGGACAACTTCCTCTACCGTGACGGTGATGGCCTGCCGACACTGCACACCGGCTTCAAGCTCCATGGCACGGTCACCGGTCGGCTGTCGTCGGCCGAACCCAACCTCCAGCAGTTGCCACGCGAGTCGAAGGGGCGCACGTCGATCCGCTCGCTGTTCGTGGCTGGCTCTGGCCACCTGCTGATCGTCGCTGACTACGACCAGATCGAACTGCGCTGCCTGGCCTACGCCGCCGAGGAACCGGCGATGATCCAGATCTTCCGGGAGGGCCGGGACATCCACCGTGAAGCGACCGCGACGGCGATGCGCATTGACCCGACTGATGTCACCTCCGACCTCCGACAACTGGGCAAGACCCTCAACTTCGCCACCGGCTACGGGGCAGGTGCTGAGCGCATCGCGGCGACGGCCAAGGTGACCAAGAAGAGGGGCCAGCAGTTCCTCGACCGCTACTACGAAGAGTTCTCGGCGCTGGAGCCGTGGAAGGCATCGCTCCTGCGTGAGGCACGCTCCCGCTGTGACATGTCAGATCCTCTGCGGTTCCCGCCCTACGTGGACATCCCCATCTCCCACCGCCGTCGCAGGCTGCCCGACCTCATGCCCCTGCTGGTTGACACCAAGTGGGCGATGCTGCGAGCGGAGCGCCAGGCGGTGAACGCATACGTACAAGGGTTCGCTGCCAACATCACCAAGATGGCCATGAGGCAACTTCATCTTGAACTGACCGAGTTCCCAGCACAGATCCTCGCTCAGGTCCACGACGAGATCGTTGTAAGGGTCGATGAAACAGCCGTCGATGGTGTAATGGCCTGTGTACAGAGGGTAATGTCAGGAATCACAGACGAACACGGAAGACCGATCCTTGGAGAGATCCCGCTTGTTGTATCCGCCGCCTGTGGCCCCAGTTGGGCGGAAGCCAAACAGTGAGCTTCCACCTGCTGTGTTACCTTCCTGGATGTGGGAGTGTCATCGATGTGTCCAGCCCTAGAAGAGCAAGTCGTAGCTCTGGCTGACACGTACGCGGAAGCGTTCGTGTCCAGTCTCAACCACTCACTGTCTGGTCAAGTCCTGGCCACCCAAACCAGCTTGCGCAAGGCAGTGGCTGGTACTCTCATCTCATTCCTGTCCGACGTATTGATGACGGTGCATCTAGATGAGCGACTCCCAGGCGTGGTACCAGAGGAAACTGCAGGCGTTAAGACAGCAGCCCCGGTCTAACCCACCGCCGCCAGCGCCCGTGCAGGGGCGTCAGTTCGCTCCGCAGCCGCAGTACAACGACAACCCCGCCAGGGCTACGTACTACGAGCGGTACGAGCCGCAGCCTCAGCAGCAGATCGCCCCGCAGGTGGAGCGGGTGACCACCGAGAACCTGTACGAGGCGGCGGGGCACTGGAAGGGTGGGCCAGCAGCCAAGGCCAACCCCGATCCCTGCCCCCAGTGCGGCGGCAACCAGTACTTCGCCAACCTCCAGGTGAACAAGCGTGGCCCCCAGCCAGCGGGCCACTGCTACAACTGTGGCTACAACGACGGCATGTTTACGCAGGGGCTGGCCTCATCGTGGGGAGCCGGGTGACACCCAAGGTCTAGAATCTTGGGCATGCCGACCGAGATCGATGCCCTGATCCGCGAGATCAACAAGAAGCAGCAGGAGCAGGTGCTGATCCGTGGGGCTGACCTTCGCCACGTCACCTACCAGCGGGCGACCACCGGATCCCTGTCGCTCGACCTGATGCTCGGCGGCGGCTGGCCGCTCAACTGCTGGAACGAGGTCATCGGCCAGGAGTCAGCAGGCAAGACGGCCATCGTCCTGAAGACCATCGCCGCAAACCAGGCTTTGAATCCGGAGTATCACACTCTGTGGGTAGCGGCCGAGGAGTTCGACCCCGAGTGGGCTGCCACCCTTGGCGTCAACCTGGACGGCTTCACCTTCGTGATGACCAACGTGATGGAGAACGCCTACGACGCCGTGCTCGCCATCCTGGAAGAGCGAGCCGTCGATGCGGTGGTGATCGACAGCTACCCAGCCCTCGTCCCCTCCGAAGAGGACGACAAGTCGATGATGGAACTGACGGTTGGTCGTGGCGCCTACATGACCAACAAGTTCATGCGCAAGAGCATGGCCGTTCAGCGTCGGTCGCTGGTCGATCCCGACCGTGCCTGCCTGGCGATCCTCATCAACCAGTGGCGCGAGCGCATCGGTGTGATGTACGGCGACCCACGCACGACACCGGGGGGCAAGGGCAAGAACTACCGCTTCCTCACACGGGTGGAGGTGACCCGTGAAGAGTGGATCCAGGACACCGGCAAGCACAAGGTCGGCCAGGTGATCAAGGGCCGCACGATCAAGAACAAGACCGCCCCGCCCCAGCGCACGGCGACGGTGCCCTTCTACTTCGATGACCACAAGGAGCACGCCAAGGGGGAGTACGACACCGTCCATCAGGTCAACGCCGTCGCCATCGAACGGGACATCATCGAACAGAACGGGGCGTGGTATAGCTTCGGTGGTCAGAAGTGGCAGGGTGAGAAGGCTGTCGCGGCGGCGCTGCGGTCTGATCCCCTGCTACTTCACGCCGTCACCGCCGAGGTGCGCCACCGTGTGCTTGGTGAGCCGCTGGAGGCTCCCCCCGAAGCCCCCAAGCGGCGTCGTCGTAGTATCTCACCCACGTGAGTGAGTGGAAAAATCAGGAGAAGCGCGTCGCCAAGCGCACGGGCGGCAAGCGCCAGCCTGGCTCCGGTTCCGGCTGGGTACACCAGAACGACGTGGTAGACGACGTGTACCTGCGGGAGATGAAGCAGACGGACGGCAAGTCCATCTCCATCAAGGCCGAGGACTGGGAGAAGCTGCGGGCCAACGCTCTGCACATGGGGCGGTTACCGATGATGCACCTGCAGATCGGACGGCGTCGGCTGGTCGTCCACGACGAGGGGCATGAGTGTGGCTAGGAGCTTGAGGCCTTCAGCGCTCGGTCGGCTGAAGGACACGTACAAGGGTAAGGGGCTGCTGTTACCCCGGTTAGAGCGTCACGTGATGAGGAGCATCGAGGAGAACCCAGAGCGCTCGACCCACCACATGCATCCGTCCGACATGGCCAAGAAGGATTGGTGCGGACGCCACGACTACTACCGCATCATCGACACGCCCACCGAGAAGACCAGCAAGGCCAACCCATCGTTCCGCATGGAGAACGTGTTCGCAGAGGGCCACGCCATCCACGGCAAGTACCAGCAGTGGATGTGGGAGATGGGCATCCTCGTCGGTGACTTCCAGTGTCGGGAGTGCGGCCACCGTTGGGGTGACATCTCCCCCAAGCAGTGCCAGTTCTGCCTGAGCGAGCGCCTGACCTACAAGGAGTATCCCCTTCAACGCAAGACGATGCTGATTCAGGGCCACGCCGACGCCGCCACCACCCTGGACTGCCTGGTGGAGATCAAGTCCATCGGCCTGGGAACGCTGCGCTTCGACGCTCCCCGCCTGCACCAGCGTTATCTCAACGGTGAGTCGGCCGAGGACATCTGGTTTGAGATCAACCGCCCGTTCCCTTCGCACATGCGCCAGGGCCAGTTGTACCTGTGGCTGGCCTGGCCCCTGTACGAGCGCATTGTGTTCGTCTACGAGTTCAAGCCCACCCAAGCGGTGAAGGAGTTCGTCGTTGACTACAACAAGAGCTTCATCGAACCGCTGTTGGAGACGGCACGCAGTGTGACAACAGGCGTGGCTGCCGGGTTGCCACCAGATCGCCCTTCCTGGGCCGAGGGACCGGAGGGTAAGATATGCGGGTCGTGCGAGTACCGGAGAACATGCTGGGGGATCAATGACACCATCGAAGAGGCGGGTGATCCCACGCAACGGGTCAACATCAAGCGCACCACCAGCGCCAAGCGTCGGCGTGGCCTTGGGCGCAGCGCCTGAGTTCGATGTTCCCGACCTCCCCCGTGACCTGACCATCCTGGACGAGCAGGATCTGATGATCCTGTTCTCCGAGTACGTCGCCTGGCAGAACTTCGCCGCCACCCGCCAGTCCGAGGCCGAGGTGGACGAGTCACGGGCCGAGGGTGCCCAGCGCTACGCCGAAGCCATTGTGATGATGCGTGCTGTCAAGGGCGAGGTCACGATCAAACGTGCAGAGATGGCTGCCGATGATGACGTGGCCCAGGCACGTGCCAATGTGTTAACAGCGTATGCCAACCGCAAGGCAGCGCAGAACGTCTACGCCAACTGCGAGCGTGTCGTCAACCTCATCAGCCGAGAACTATCACGACGCATTGCGTCATCACCTGCCGAGAGAAGGAACAACCGATGGAACCCCTAGCCGAAGTACCAACCCCCCACGACGACAAGTACGTGGTGTTCAAGCGTGACGACGTGATCAAGATATCGGAGGGCTACGCCACGTTCTCCACTGGCTCCGAGATCGATGACGCTGTTGTCATCCGTCGCCAAGATTTCTTCGCTGCTCCTGCTCTCGCCACGTACGCTGGGATCGTCGGCATGGCAACCCATCTGACCGACGATCCCAAGCGCCGTGCTCAGTTCGTTGCCATCGCTGACTACTTCCAACGTCAATCCGAGATCGCAGGAGATGAAGCATGGAAGTTTCCCGACGTGTAGAAGACCCCCGCCCCCCCGACTGCATCTGCCCTGTGTTTGATGACATCGGGGGCTACCGCATCGCTGACCTGACCTGCCCAGTACACGGAGTCAACGGCACCGACCCTGGTGACGGGTACTGGGACGACGACAACGCAACACCCTGAGGATCAGCCATCGCCAACCCAACCAAGCAGCTTGGAACCCAGCACGAAACCAACATCGTCAACTGGCTGAAGGCTCATGGCTGGCCGTGGTCGCACCGTCGCACGCAGAAGGGCAGCGCCGACGAGGGTGACATCTGCCTGTCCGAACGGATCCCGTTCACCATCGAAGCCAAGAACAGCAAGCGCACCACGGAGCGTGCCGCCATCGGCACGTGGTTGCGGGAGTTGGAGGCCGAGGTCGAAGCGTCCGGAGACGACGCCGGGGCAGTGATACACAAGCGTCGGGGCACCACCGATGTGGGCGAGTACGTGGCGATCATGCCGGTGAAGTACCTGAATCACCTCCTCACGCTGGCCTTTGAAAGTCAACTTGGGTTGGCGGGAGCTTCCCGAAACCGCCGAAGGTCCATACCGAGGTCAGGCTGACCTGATACCGTGCTTTGAGGAACGATGTCCCTTAGGAGCACCAGTGGTAACAGCGACGGAACAGGTCGAGAACCTGATGCGGGTGTCTGCTACCACCCCTCCCCAAGCAGTGGCATCATCGATCAACAAGGCGATCTTCGATCAGAACCAGATGCCCATCGTCCGGGCCATCGGGGCGGGGGCCATCTGCCAGGCGGTCAAGGGCATCGCCATCGCCCGTGGCCTGGTGGCCACGCGAGGGCGTGACCTCGCCACCACCATCGGGTTCGACACGATCACCGGGGATTCCGGCAACGAGATCAGCGCGCAGACGTTCCACCTGTTCCTGAGGTAGGCCGGTGGCGAAGACATACGACGCCATCTACCGGGCGAGAGCAGTCAAGTACGAGTCGTCCGTCGTCACTGCCTACGTGCCGCAGGTGTTCGGGGAGACGGCCATCCAGATCGTCAACTTCCTCGGGACGCCCGCCACCGGGATGGGCTGGGTGCTCTTCCAGGGGGGCAACCCCGAGTTCCCCGTGTGGACATCAGGCCTCGGCGGCGGTGATGGAGGTGGAGGCGGCGGTGGCACCGTCACCGACACGCTGTGGGTGGGCACTGATGCGCCCACTGATTCCTCGTTGGAACTGTGGTATGACACCGATGAGGTAGCCCAGTACGCCACCGCCACCGACTACTGGAACAGTTCCTGGGGCATCGTCCAGATGGGGACGATGAAGGCGAACGGCACCCTCTCGGCCACCGTCGCGGCGATCACCGATCCGCTTGTCATCACGACGGTCGCCGGTCGGCGTTACCGGTTGAAGTTCCAGATGCGAGCGGGTGCTCCTGCCGCAGCGGGAACTTCGGCCATCAACTTCCTGGTCTACGTAGACGGGGCGGTGAGACTCGACCTGGGCGACTGGTACGTGGCCCTCCCGACCCAACCCGCTCAATACGGCTCGACCGACTGGGGTGCTGTCCTAGACGCTGGCGATGGGGCATCGCATTCGTATGCCGTCTACGCCAAGGCCGTCACCGTCAACGCTCAGTTCTACGTTGACAACTGCAAGTTCTACATCGAAGACATCGGCCCGGTTACTCGCCTGCCGTCCAACACACCACCACCAACGGCCTTCGACTGGGCACCGTACGACGCTCGTTACGTTGACTCTGCTGAGTTGGTTGCGGCACTCGCTCCATCAGCGTGGACGACGCTGACGATGAACGCTCCGTGGACGGGCACCAATCCCTACGGGCATGACGTGCCGCAGTGGCGAAAGGTTGGGGACAACATCGAGTTACGTGGCACAACGACGACACCTGGCACCATCTCAAACTCGACCTTGACTACCCTTCCTGTCGGAGCACGTCCAGCGAAGCCACACATCTTCGCTGTTTGGATGTCGTGGAATGGGGCGTCGGCACGACACGCTGTGCGGCTGTGGGTCGGGAACGATGGTGCCATCATCTTCGACCCGACCTATTCGCTTCCGACCCCTGCGGTCACCGTCACCAACGTCGATCACTTGTCGCTTGACGGCATGTTCTTCTCGGTGACGACATGACCGGCGTGCTCAAGGTCCGTGTCGATGACACCCACTGGGTTGCGGTCGGTGGTGCTGGTCCCAAGGGTGACCAAGGGATCCAAGGGGTCAAGGGAGATACCGGAAGTCAGGGCGCTCAAGGAATACAGGGCATCCAAGGCGTCAAGGGAGACAAGGGTGACACGGGAAGCCAGGGCATACAAGGGATTCAGGGAGCCACGGGGGCTACTGGAGCCACGGGAAGCCAGGGACCAGCGGGCGCGACGGGAAGCCAGGGAATCCAGGGAGCCACGGGGGCTACGGGAAGCCAGGGTCCGCAGGGCGTCCCCGGTCCTCCCACTCGACAGACCGTCACAGTTCTCGGGACAGGTGTAACCAGTTACACGCTGTCGCTCACCGACGAGAACCTGCTGCTCATCTTCACGGCGATCACCAGTATCTCACTCATCGTGCCGACCAATGCCACCGTGGCGTTCACACAAGGAGCACGCATCGACTTCGCTCAGGTCGGAGCGGGCGGTCTGATCACTGTCTCTGGTGCTGGCGGCAA